AATATAATAGATGAGAACGATGATTTAACTGGAATTGTTTATGGTTGGTGGGTAGATGCAGAAAGTAAAACTACATTAGGTAGTCCGTATATGTTTTTTAATGATTTAATTGATGTAGCAGATTACCCAATTACATTAAGTCAATTTGACCAATACAATGCGCCTTCTAATGTTAGTCCAGACAGAAATCATACTTTAAACTTTGGTATTGAGTTTAACGAATATACTGGTAATGTAAATGAGAATAGTTTGTTTAGCAGATTTTATTCTCAATACATTGTTAAGTTATTTGAAGAACAAGCTAGAGTTGTAAAGTTTACTGCACAGTTACCTTCATCAATAGTTTTAAACTATGAACTAAATGATGTGTTTATTGTAAACGGACAGGAGTATTATATAAATAGCATACAAACTAATTTACTTACTAACAAAAGTGAATTAGAATTAATAACTAAACAAAGTGATTACACACCAAGCGTATTAACATAATGATAGTATTAAAATTATTAAACATAGATGAGTTTTACGGAGTAAGTGAAACAATAGAAATAGCAAAAGGCAAAAACAAAATGCCAGAAACAATTAAAGAAGGATTTAAACAAGTTAAAAGACAAATAAAATGGCAGAAAAGTATATCTTAAATTTTGAAGCTAACACTTCTCAAGCAGTTAAGAGCGTAGATAAGTTAGATGACTCTATAAAAGACACTTCAAAGAGTACTGGTAATTTAGATGGTGCTTTAGGCAGTTTAGACCAAGCTTCTGGAGGTTTAGTTACTAAATTCAAAGGACTTACTGGTGGACTTAAACAAGCTACGCAAGGATTTAAAACAATGCGACTTGCAATAATATCTACTGGTATTGGCGCATTAGTTCTTGCATTAGGTTCTTTAGCAGCTGCATTTACATCATCAGAAGAAGGGCAAAATAAGTTTGCTAAACTAATGAACACTATAGGTGTTGTTACTGGTAATGTATTAGACATCTTTGCAGATTTAGGAGAAAGTTTGTTTGCTTTAGGTAAAGCTTTATTTAAGTTAGCAACTGGAGACTTAAAAGGAGCTTCGGCAGCTTGGGTTGAAGTCAAAGAAAATGTTAGTGAGGTTGTTGATGGTATAAAAGACTTTGGAGAAGAGACAAGAAAAGAGATAAAGTTAGCACAAGAACTATCAGATACAAGAGCAAAAGCTGATAAAATAGAAAGACAATTAATAGTAGATAGAGCAGAAGCAGATAGACAAAGAGCAAAGTTATTAGAACAAGCAGTAGACAAAGAACAATTCTCTGTAGAACAAAGGATAGGATTCCTTGAAGAAGCTGGTCAATTAGAAGAAGAAATAACAAACAAAGAAATAGCAGCAGCAAGATTAAGACTTGAAGCTAAAGTACAAGAGAACTCATTAAGTAAATCAACTAAAGAAGATTTAGATGAAGAAGCAAGATTAAAAGCAGAGTTAATACAATTGGAAACTGCAAGACTTACAAAACAAAAAGAAGTAACGAGTCAAACAATTGCTTTAAAGGCTGAAGAAGCAGCAGCACTTAAAATCATAGAAGACCAAAAGGTTGCAGATGAGTTAGAAAGAGATAGAATAGAAGATGAACGACAAGCAGCTATTGAAACTAAACAAAAAGAATTAGAGCAATTAAAAAAAGATGAAGAAGCAATAACTTTTGAAGAAAAGGCTGTTTTAGCGCAAGAAAGAGCTTTAGCAGAATTAGACTTATTAAATGCAACTGAAGAACAAAAGGCAGCAACTATATTATATTGGCAAAAGGTAGTTCTTGATGCAGAGAAAAAAGATGCTCAATTAAAAACAAATATAGAAAAACAATTACAAAAGCAAAAATTACAAATAGTAGCAAGTACTTTTGGAACTCTTGCTGGAATAATGAAACAGAATTCTAAAGCTGCAAAAGCCTTTGGTATAGCTCAAGCTTTAACAAACACGTATTTAGGTGTTACAGAAGTTTTATCAAATGATACAACTATTCCAGAGCCATTTGGGACAATACAAAAGATATCAAGTATTGCTGGGGTACTTGCAACTGGGTTTGGCGCAGTAAAATCAATAAAATCAATTACACCAAGTGCAAATGTTGGAGCAGTTAGCAGCACAGTAACAACACCTTCTGCAGCAGCAGCTCCATCTACACCAGCACAAACACCATCATTTGATATATTAGGTACAAGTGGTACAAACCAGTTAGCAGCAGCGTTAGGAGGGCAAGCACCAGTACAAGCATTTGTTGTAAGTCAAGATGTAACATCTGCTCAAAGTTTACAAAATAATATAATACAAGGTGCATCACTCGGATAATATAACAAAAAGCAAAATTTATTGTTTATAAAAAAAGAAATATGGAAATAATAGAATTAGTAATAGACGAGAACGAAGAACTATCTGGAATAGAAGCTATATCAGTAGTTGAGTCTCCAGCAATAGAAGAAGATTTTATAGCACTTAAAAACCAAGAGCAAATAAGACTTGCAGAAATAAGTAAAGAAAAAAGATTGCTTATTGGTGCTGCACTTATTCCAGAACGTCCAATTTATCGTAAGAATGGAGAAAATGAGTTTTACATCTACTTCTCTAAAGAAACAGTAGCAAAAGCATCTCAAATGTTTTTAAAACGAGGTAATCAAGGACAAGCAACTTTAGAACACACTGAAGAAAAGCTTTCTGGTATGACTATAGTTGAATCTTGGTTAGTAGAAGATGAGGTACACGATAAATCACGTAAGTATGGTTTAGATATGCCTTTAGGTACATGGATGGTAGCAATGAAAGTAGATAATGATGATATTTGGAACAACTATGTAAAAGAAGGTAAAGTAAAAGGCTTTTCAATAGAAGGTTACTTTGCAGATAAACTAAATAGACCACAAGATAAACAACAAGACCAATTAAGCGAAGATGATAAACTACTAAACGATATAATAGATGTACTCAAGGAATCAAATACCAACAAAAAGTAGAACTTCTCCAAGAGGTGGTAGACGAGGATGTTTATGTAAGGATGGAACATACAACTCTAAATGTTGCAATGGAGATTTACAAAATCAAGGAATAGGCAATACAACAGGACAGAATTTTGAAGATTTTATGAAACTAGAAAACAATTCTGGTTTTATAATGTCAGAAAACCAAGACAAATTACAACAAGAATAATACAATCTTGTTTTATAAAAAAGTAAATACTTAAAATAAATAAATATGAACTCTAAAGAAACCCTTAACAAAGTTAAGACATTACTAGGTTTAGAAGTTCAGTTAGAGGAGAGAAAGTTGGAAAACGGAACTCGCTTTGAAGCTGATTCATTTGAAGCTGGTAAAGAAATCTTTATCATAACTGATGAAGATGAAAGAATTGCAGTACCAAAGGGAGAGTACCTTTTAGATGATGGCTTTACAGTTGTTGTTGAAGAAGATGGTATTATCTCTGAAGTTAAAGAAGCAGTTGAAGAAGTAGTAGAAGAAGTTGTAGAAGCACCAGTTGTGGAAGAAGTTGAAGCTGCTGAAGAAGCTGACGTACAAGACTGGAAAGGTATGGAAATGAGAATTAAAAATCTTGAAGATGCTATCGCTGATTTAAAATCACGTTTTAGCGAAAAAGATGATTATAGTTCTGAAGAAACTGAAGTGGAATTATCTGCTAAACCAATCAAACACAACCCAGAGTCTAAAGGAGAAATTGAAATGAACCTTTACGCTCAAAACAAACCAATGAGTACTCAAGATAGAGTATTTGCTAAATTATTTAAAAACTAAAAATTAAAAACCAAAATTATGTCAAATAAAATAGACCTTGCGACTACAGTAAACATTACTTCAAGTTATGCTGGAGAATTTTCAAGTCGTTTCATCTCGGCAGCTTTGTTAAGCTCGAGTACAATTGAAGACGGTGGTGTAGAAGTTATGCCAAACGTTAAATTTAAATCAGTTATCCAAAGAATTGAAACAGGTAGCTTAATCGCAGACGGAACTTGTGATTTTTCTGCTTCTTCAAACGTAGATTTAACTGAAGTAGTTATCCAACCAGAAGAATTCCAAGTAAACTTACAATTATGTAAGTCTGACTTCATCAACACTTGGGAGTCAATTCAGATGGGGTATTCAGCCTTTAACCCTGATGGATTACCATCATCATTTGCTGAATATTTAATTGGACACGTAGCATCTAAAGTAGCTGCTGCTAACGAAACTAATATCTGGACTGGAAATTTAGGTGGAGCACAAGCTGGAGAATACAACGGATTAGAAACTCTTGCTGCTGCTGATGCAACAGTAATTGATGTAGCTGGTGCAGTTGCTTTAACTTCTGTAAACATCATTGATAAAATGCAAGAAGTTGTAGATTTAATTCCTAATGCACTTTACGGAAAAGAAGATTTAAAGCTATACGTATCTAACAAAGCTGCAAAACTTTACATTAGAGCTTTAGGTGGATTTACTGCAACTATTGGAGCTGCTGGTTCTGATAACAGAGGAACACAATGGTATAATAACGGAAGTTTATCTTTCGGAGGAATTCCAATCTTTGTAGGTAGAGGAATGTCTGACGACACTATGATTGCTGCTCAATCAAGCAACCTTTTCTTTGCAACTGGACTTTTATCTGATTACAATGAAGTAAGAGTAATTGATATGACTCCAATTGACGGAAGTCAGAACGTAAGAATGGTAATGAGATTTACTGCTGCTGCTGCAATAGGAGTAGGTGCTGATGTAGTTTACTACGCTGGATAATTAAACTAAATAAGGGGAGGGTAAAACCTCCCTTTATATTATTAACTTTAAAAACTTAAACATATGTCTTGTGATATTGGAGCTGGAAGATTAGAGCCTTGTAAAGACTCGGTTGGGGGAATAATTGCAATCTATATTTCAAATTATACCAGTGGTTTATTAGGAACTGCTACATTTGGAACTAATGATGAAATAACTGCTTTTGCATCTCCACTTACTTTTTACAAATACGATTTAAAAGGTGCTAACTCTTTCGAACAAACAAACGAGAACTCAAGGGAAAATGGAACTTCATTCTGGACACAAACTGGAACGATAGTTTTAAAGAAACAAGACCTTGAAACTCGTAAAGAATTAAAATTATTAAGTTATGGTAGACCTCAAATAATCGTACAAGATTATAATGGAAATTACTTTTTAGCTGGAATTGAAAATGGATGTGAATGTGCTGTTAATACAGCAACTGGAGCAGCTATGGGAGATTTAAATGGCTATAACATAACATTTACTGGAACTGAAAAAGCACCAGCATTTTTTGTAGATTCTGCAATTATTGGAGATACTACTAATACTGTTGTTGTAGTAGGAACTTAATTTTTATACATTTTTCTTAAATTAGGGGTATTCTAACGAGTACCCTTTTTTTATATAAAACACTTTTGCGCTTTTTTTGTTATTTAAAAAAGCTTTTAATGATAATACTAACCACAAGTGCAAGCGCACAACAATTAAAGTTTATTCCTAGAGAATATTCTGCTGATAGTATTGTTATTACAGACCAAGACACAAACAAACCAGTAACATACTCTGGTTTAACATTTGCTACAAATAAATACTATTTACAAGGCAATGTAACATTTAGTCCAGTCTTAAAAGAAGGCACATTTTATACACTATCTGTTTTAAATGGAACAAGTGTAGTTTATAAAGACAATATATTTTGTACAGACCAAACTATTAGTACATATAGTATTAATAAAGACGTATATACAGAACACGAAACAACTAACGAATACGTAGTAATATGAGCGAATTTTTCGTAACAAATCTTGCAGCATACACATCTCCAGAAGTTGTAGAGTTAAAAAACAAAGATTGGGTACAATATGGAGTAGATAACAACTACTTTAATTACATAATTGATGTAAACAACAACTCAACGACTTGTAGAGCAATTACTATAGGTATTTCTAATATGATTTATGGTAAAGGTCTAGCAGCACACGATGCAGACAAAAGACCAGAGCAATATGCTCAAATGATGTCATTATTTAAGAAGTCTGATTTAAGAAAATTCATAAATGACTACAAAGTACTAGGAATGGCTGCATTTCAATTAGTTTATCAAGATGGTAAAGTAAAAGAAGTGCATCACTTTCCAATGGAAACTTTAAGAGCTGAAAAATGCAATGATGAAGGAGAAATAGAAGGATGGTACTACTCAAATCATTGGGATAACTTAAAACCTACAGAAAAACCAGAAAGAATACCAGCATTTGGGTTTGGTAAAGCTAATGGTGTTGAAATGTATGTTTTAAAGCCATATGAAGCTGGTAAGTACTATTATAGTAGCCCAGACTGGTCTTCTGCGATGCCTTACGCAGTGTTAGAGGACGAAATAGGGGATTACCTTATAAATGATTGTATAAATGGATTTAGTGGCACTAAAGTCGTTAATTTTAACAACGGAGTACCAGACCCTGAAAAAATGCAATCAATTAAGAGCGATGTATTAGGAAAACTAACTGGAAGCAGAGGAGAAAAAGTAATAGTAGCTTTTAATAACAATTCCGAATCTAAAACTACGATAGATGACATTCCTTTGAACGATGCACCTCAACATTATCAGTATTTAGCTGATGAGTGCTTTAGAAAGTTAATCGTTGGTCATAGGGTTACCTCTCCAATGCTTCTAGGTATTCGTGAAGGAAACGATGGACTAGGAAACAATGCAGAAGAAATAAAGAACGCAACACAACTATTTGACAACATAGTAATACAATGTTTTCAAGACCAAGTAATAGAATGTATAGATGCTATTCTTTCAGTTAATAGTATTGCATTAGATTTATACTTTAAGACTCTTAAACCTCTTGATTTTAGTGATATTGACATTGTTAATAAAGAAATCATAGAAGAAGAAACTGGTTACGAGTTAAGTCTAAAGAAAATAGACGGAGTAGATGTCTATAAAACTAAAGAAGAAGCAGAAGCTAAAGCTTTAGAGCAAGGATGTGAGGGATATCACGAACACGAAGAAGATGGAGTTGTTTATTATATGCCTTGTGAGTCTCACGATGAGGTAGTAGATTTAAAAAAACCTTGTCAAGCTGGATATGAGCAATATGGTATGAAAATGAAAAATGGTAAAAAAGTACCTAATTGTGTTCCTATAAAAATGAATGATGATGAAGTAGAAAATGTATTAGGTCATTTAGCAGAAAGTGGAGAACAAATGTCAAAAGAATATGTATTTGTTGATGAGATTGATGAAGATAGCGACATAGACAATGAAGATTGGGCAAATTACTTAATAAACGAGAAAAAAAGCACACTATCTAAAGTTAAAGGTCTGTTAGGATTAAAAGATGAAATAGATTCCAAGAAAAAAGGAAGTTCTTTTAGTTATTTAGATTCTAAAAACGGATTATATAAAATAAGATACACTTACGCAATAGGTTCATCAAAAGCAAGTAGCTCAACAAGAGACTTTTGTAGAAATATGATGAATATGGCAGCTAGTGGTATTGTATGGACTATTGAAGACATAGACAAAGCTTCAAGAGAGGGTGTTAATAGAGAATTAGGGCATAATAGACAATCTTACGATTTATTTAAATTTAAAGGTGGTATATACTGTAGACACAAATGGAAAAAGGTCTTATATAGGCTAGAAAGCAATACAGAGCCATCAGAGAATTTAGGAAACTATAAAAAGACTAGAACTATTCCTAAAAGTTATATGAAAAACCCAAGAGGGTCAAAACAAGCTGGAATTGCGCCAGAGAATATGCCTAATAGAGGAGCGTACCCTAAATAAGATAAGAAATGGCAAAAGCATTATTTATAACAACAAAAGATATTAAAAGGTACTCTGTACTTTCTGGTAATGTAGACCCAGATAAGTTTATCTATATGGTAGAGATTGCACAAGATACAGAGGTACAAAATTATTTAGGAACAAAACTTTTAGA